AAACAAACAAACTAAAAATAAAACAAACTAAAAATAAAACAAACTAAAAATAAAACAAACCAAAAATAAAACAAACTAAAAATAAAACAAACAAACTAAAAATAAATATATTACTTATACATTTTACAAACTATATAATATTTTAAATTTTTACTTAAAGATTTAATCAGTTTTTAAACTAAATAAAATACATGTTATCAAACGATTGCATTAGTAACAATAATAATAAACTAACAATAAAGACTGTTCAAATTGCGCCATTTCGCGTATTAATGGCGGCATTGAAAGATATTTTGTTAGAAACAAACATTGTATTTACAAAACAAGGAATTAAAATTATTAATATGGATAAAACACATACAATATTGGTTCATCTATTTTTAAAAGCGGAAAATTTTGAATTTTACGAATGCAAAGAAGAAAAAATAATTGTAGGTGTAAATATACTCCATTTATTTAAATTAATCACCACAATAGATAACGACGACACACTAACAATTTATATAGAAAACGAGGATTACAATGAAGGTATTGTAACAGAATTAGGATTAAAATTTGAAAATGGAAATATAAAACAATCGAAAATTCAAAAGTTAAAATTAATAGAACCAGAACAAGACGAATTAGAAATTCCTGATGTGAAATTTTCATCTGTTATTAACATGCCTTCAAATGATTTTCAAAAAATAATTAGAGATTTAGCAGCTATTTCAGAAAAAATAGAAATAAAATCGGTCGAAGACGAATTAATTTTTAAATGTTCTGGACAATTTGCTAAAGCTGAAATTAGAAGAAGCGAAAACAACGCTAATATGCAAATATTAAATAAGCAACATAATAAAATTATACAAGGTGAATATTCTCTCAAAAATTTATTATATTTTATTAAATGCACCAATTTATGCAATCAAATAGAAATATATTTGGAAAATAATAGACCTCTTATTGTAAAATACAATGTTGCTTCATTAGGTGAAATTAAAATGTGCTTATCATCATTGCCTAGTTCTAATAATTAATTTTTTATGTATTTATTTATACAATTATATAATTATTTACAATTATATAATTATTTACAATTATATAATTATTTACAATTATATAATTATTTATATATTTATTTGTGTTGCTTAAATACACAAATTTGGTCTTCAATATTAAATATATTATGAATGCAAAACGGATCCTTATTTGATGACGTGTCAAAATTCTCAAAACAATCCTTTTTTTTCATCCAAATCTTAATTATACAGAAATTCTTCTTTGGACTAATAGATAACCCGTTAATATTAGTCATAATAGTTTCATCATTAATTAAAGTATTTCCTATAATTTTGTATAATAAAACTTTAAAAATTGTAACAATGTTTGTATTGCTTATTTTATAAGAAAAACATCCGCCATCAATATTGTCCTCGGTCTCCCATAATGGTAAAATATTGTCTTTCATGAAAAAAACCATGGTTTTCTTTATAATATTTTCATGTAAAGTTTCAATAAATAGTGTTATTTCTTTTAAATATGAAAATTTGGAAATAAGTTTATAACTTTCAAGGGTCCATGCATTATCATTTTGATAATGTATCCAACAAGTCCAATCATTATTTAATTTATTCATAAATATATTAATAATAAATAAAATGTTTTTAATATATGTTAAAATAGTTAATTATAGTATAGGTTTATAGCATTAGGTTTATAGCATTAGGTTTATAGCATTAGGTTTATAGCATTAGCTAGTTGATGTAGTTGATGTAGTTGTTGTTGTTGATGGTGTAGTTGATGCATAATTAGCTATAGTTGTGCAATCACCTGCTGCATTTCTCACTCTTCCGGGAGGACAAAGCTCATAACATACTAGTCCTGTTTTCGATTTATATGTTATAGGTGTTTCATTTACAGGACATGGTCTATTGTTTGCATATTTATTTACTGATGATATAACATTACTTGTGCTATTTGTTCCATAAGATGTTAAATTTTTATGATCATATTTTAGAGCATATTCACTGGTTTTTGATGCATCATTTGACGTATTCCATGCATTTTGCTCGGCTGCTGATAATTTTTTCCACATGGCTTCAATAGTTGCTTCTATTTCTAATGCACTAACTCGCGGATTTTTACTTTCTAATTCTCTCTTTACTGCGTCATACTTATTACGCTTAAATAAATCGTAGCCATCGACTTTATAAACAGTGCTGTATTTATTATTATAACTTGTATATTTATTAGGATTATTAATAGTATTAATATTAGTATTAGTATTTGGATTTGTTATTGATAGCGTTACATATGGATCTGTAACCCCCATAGCAGATTGCCTTGTTGCAATATAATTATTAAATAAACTATTGTTATTCATTATACTATTTGAAAATATAGTATGATATAATTGCGAATTATTCATATACCTGATAAATGAATATTCGCCAAAATAGTTTAATATTTTATCGGCTATGAAAAACTTTTTGGGGTTATTAGATAAATCATAAATAGACTCCGAATTAAAAGGCAGTTTGTATGTTTTATCAATGTCATCATAAAATTTATAACGTAATTGATCTCTATCAATTCGCTTTTCTTTCTCGTATTTATCATAATAATAGGCATACTTTTGCTGATTTAATTTCTCTGATGCTGTTAATTCAAGATATTCACCCGACAAATCTCTCGCGTTTTGTGTTCTGGACTGGATTTGTTTGTTTTTAGGATCAAGACCGAAAACTTGCAATAATAAGGTGGATATAATTGTCATCATAATAATTGGTATTAAAACAACAATCCATGCAATAACGACATATCCTAAATCGCACAATATATTAATTATTAATGTAAATACAAGCATAAATATAAATTTTAAAAAAGCCTCATTGATGCTATTATTATAAATATCTATAAATATTTGAATTAACGAAAACCCTATATAAATTAAAGCAGGCGCACAAATGCTTGTTAAAATCATTAAAATAATATATATTATATTATAATATATTATATATTATATATTAATACAAGAATTAATATTTGAATTTATATTTGAATTTATATTAGAAAACATATTATTTTTCTTGTAACAGTTGAATAATCGAATTATTTTTTTCATTCATGATTTTATAAACCTCTAATTGCCCCTCAATACCACTAATAATCTTATCCTTTTCTTCTAACATTTTCGCAAAATTTTGCAGTTGCTCTTGCTGCTTTTGAATAATTTGAACTATTTGCTCATTATTTAATACAATTTGTTGCCCGTTTTGATTTAACACAATTTGACCTTGACCACCGTTTTGTTGCATAGCCATACTTTTACGTTCTTCCTCAATTTCTTTAATTTGCTTTAATACATCAGGCTTATTTGACGGATCACCGGGTTGATAATTTTGTAATAGTCCATCTATTTTTTCCATATAAAATTGTCGCATGTCCTCGTCTTTAACAAATTCAGTTACGGTTCTTGTTGATGTTTTTTGATAATCGTTTTCACCTTGTTCCAATAATTTTTTCTTATCAAATGTATTGTGAATATGCGAAAATACTAAAATCGTTTTTTTGGGCTCTAATTGAACAAAAGGAACACTGTAATTCTTTAAAAACGCCTTTTCTTCCGCTAAAGATGCAGTGTCTTCATATCTATGGTCTTTTAATAACTCACGCTTGAAAGCAAATGTCCCGGCTGTTGCATGATTTGGACCATATGGACCAAATTGAAACATTTTTTGAATATGCTTGAACCATATATATATTTCACTCGCTCCTGCACATAATGCCGACGGGTGAGTTACTAACATATTTACCGCATGCGAAACGCGCTCGGGTGGATAATAATCATCGTCATCCATATACACAATTATATCGCCAATTGACTTATCATGCATAAGATTTCGCTTTTTTCCTAACGTCATTTTTCCATCATATTCATAATACTTTACTTGCGGAATATGAGAAACCAGATCCTTTATTTTATCTGTCCCATCATCAATAATAATCCATTCCATTCTATCTTTTGGATAGTTTTGATGCATAAAACATTTAATTGTATATTCCCAAAAAGGTCGCCTATTGAATGTAGGAGTGCATATACTTACAAAAGGCAGTTCTTTTTTGTCTCCGCTCTTTTTCTTTCCCATAATAATATAAATATAATAGTTCTTATTTTCTTATATTTATATTATATTTTATATTATATTATATCATATTTTGTATTATATATCATATTTTGTATTATATTATATATTATATTATATTATATTATATATTATATTATATTATAATATAAACTTTCTTACCATATTACATTACGATTTTAATGTTTTATATAAAATAAGGAGAGCAAGTAATCCGCCCAAAATTCCGGTTGTTACATTATTTAATTTACTAAGCGATGCCACCAATATTGTTACACAAAACAATATTGTTAATAAATTGCCATGACTTTTAATAATATCCAAAAATTCCACAGTATTGTATAATGGTATAAAAAACATGTTAAATAATAACGACACTGTTATGTAAAGAAATCCTACTGTAGCCGACATTAAACCAATACCAAGTGAAAATGCGATCATTATCATTATTGGAAAAATTAATAATATATCTAAAAATATATGACCAATTACTCTATAAAGCAGCCTTTTCTCTTTATATTCATAGGCCGAATAAAACATTCTCTTGTAGTCCATTAGCTTATAATAACTACGAGGAATATCACATTGTCTATAAAATTTTTCGAACGCCATAGATGGATACCACCATAAGAATAACATACCAACCACAGTACTTACAGAAAACGAAAATGCAGCAATCATTACTAAAACATATAATATGTAACCATTTGCCCCGTTTAATTCCGGTATATTTGCATAATTAGCTATAATATTAAACAAAATTCCCGTGAAACATAAAAACATAAAATTGCTTAATATTGGATTATGTTTAATAGTTTGTTGATACGTTATAGAAAGACGTTTCAATAATATTGAAATAAGTGATCTACTCAAAAGAACTGTATAGAGAAAAAATAATGCAAATGCTCTAAAAGGCATTCTTAATAATTCTGACTTAATATTATTATTAGCATAATCAATGAGATTATATGGAAAAGGTTTTTGTTTCAGCACTTCAACATCATGCACTGTGATGCATTTTGTTCCGTTTGCCGCATATTCTGCATATGTGCTCATAAATCCGGTCTTTTCTGGTCCGCCGCCTGTTAAAACATTGGTTGTTTTATTGCATTCCTGATAAGGATACGTACATAAATCAGTCGGAAACATGTAATCTATTACGCTGAGCCTTTTCCTATTAAAACAATTTGATTTATAGTAAATACAGTCTTTGCATTCGCCATATTTAAAAATGAATTCATAACACGCGCCAACAATTGCCGTTATAATTACTATAATAGCACTAACTACGATTAAAATTACAACATCGGATATTACTAAATTTCTTTTTCTAATTGGGGCAGAATGACATATTGAGCGCCGATTTGTTCCGCTTATGTCTGTTAAATCTATACCCATATCATAAAACTTATTGTCTTCTTTAATATCTGATGCAAAATAAGCACTGCACGGTTCATTTGATACGTCAACAACACAACAACCATTAGGTGCGTCGTTCATATTATTTGTAAAATGAAATGCACCACTACTACATAGAGGTATGTCGTCTGTATAAGTACTATCTAATATAGAAATCCCTCCCGTAATATTATTACATATATCTGATCTAGCAGGACACTTTCCTGATGTTTTTGGTAAAGTACCAAATATTGGATTATCGGAATATATAGGTTGATCCATAATATAATATTAATATAACATATTATAATATTTTGAAATTATTTAAACATAATATAACATATTTTTAAATTATTTTGAAATTATTATAACATATTTTGAAATTATTTTGAAATTATTATAACCTATATAAAATATATTTTGAAATTATTTAAACATATTAACTATTAAATAACTAGTATTAGCATGGGCGAAAATATTTATTGTTATAAATTTGATAATACGGATAAATATCTTGATTTTAGAGATGTATTAATTCTTCCTAAAAAATCAAAAATAAACAGTAGAAAAGATGTTGTTCTTGAGCGAACTATTGTTTTTCAAAATGGGGTGTCTTGGACAGGAATACCTATTATTGCTGCAAATATGACAACTATTGGAACATTGGATGTATATAAAGTATTAAGCACTTATAAAATTATTACATCGCTTCATAAATTTCATAAATTGCAAGATTTACTTGATTATAATAAAGAAAATAGTGATTTAAAATTAAATCCGGACTATTTTATGATTTCAACGGGTATAAGCGACGACGATTATAGCAATTTAAAAGTTATTTTAGATAATTTTGACTGTAAATTCATTTGTGTTGATGTAGCAAACGGCTACATTTCTAAATTTAAAGATTTTTGTAAATCATTAAGAAGCGAATATCCCGAAAAGGTTATTGTAGCGGGTAATGTATGTACAAGCGAGGGTATAGACTTATTAAATGAGTTAGAATTGGATATTATTAAAGTCGGTATTGGTGGAGGTAGTGCATGTACTACGCGAATTCAGACAGGAATAGGGATGCCGCAACTTAGTTGTGTGTTAGAATGTGTTCAAGCATGTAAAGAATATAATCGCATTAATTTTGAAATATACTATGAATATGATGAGCACAAATTAAAGAGGTCTTTTATTTTAAGTGATGGCGGCATTACTTGTCCGGGTGATTTGGCAAAAGCATTTGGAGCTGGTGCAGATTTTGTAATGATTGGCGGAGCATTTGCAGGGCATGATGAAAATCCGGGACAAATTGTTTGCGATGAAAAAACGGGAGCTAAACATAAACTGTTTTATGGTATGAGCTCGGCTTATGCAATGAAAAATAATTATGCAGCAAATAATAATACTAATTATAGGAGCTCTGAAGGGCGCGAACTTAAAGTTCCTTATAAAGGCTCACTAAAAAGCAGTGTAGAAAATTATTTAGGAGGACTTAGAAGTGCATGCACTTATACAAATAGTGCTAATTTAGAAGAATTGGCAGACAATACAAAATTTATTATTGTAAATAATCAATACAATTCACACTTAGTAGATGGAAAAATTTGAATGTATATTTTTAATATTATTTGTTAGTATAAATTGCTATTTATTATTATTTAGAAACATAATAATAAATTTTATAAATATATTTATATTACTATATTATAGTATATACTAATAATATTATGAAACTTAGTAATAATAGCAGAAATTATATTAAAATAGTAATAATATTATTTATAATACTTACAAGTATTTATGTATTATATGTTTTTCATAACGATTATAGAATTATGGAAGGTCTTGCAAATGTAAAAGATTGCTCTAATTGCGCGATTAGACCAACGTCCGCAAATTGTGTTCCTTTATATGATATAAGTTATACTTATAGTCGAATTGGAACAAGCAATAAATGGAAC